TGCGCTCGCGCAGCCGCGACCAAATGCGCAACGCCCCCATTGCACTGGGGGCGCTCAACACCACCGTGAGCCACGTAGTGGGCACCGGCCTGACCTACACCCCGGCCATTGATGCCAAGTTTTTGGGCTTGACTGAGACGCAGGCTGAAGAATGGCAAGACGACACCACCCGCCGCTTCAAAGCCTGGGCCGACTCTGCCGACTGTGACTGTGCCCGCCAGCTGGACTTTTACGGAATGCAAGAAGTTGGATTCCGCACTTACCTTGAGTCCGGCGACGCCTTCATTTTGACCCCCAGAATATCGCGCGAAGGCAAACCCGCAAAACTTGCGCTGCAGCTCATAGAGGCCGACCGCGTTTGCAACCCCAACAACAGGTCAAACACTGATTCTCTGATCGAAGGCATAGAGATTGACCCCAGCACTGGCGAAGCACTGGCTTGCCATGTGTCAAAAGTTCACCCCGGCGACCACCTGAGAAAAACAAACAGCTGGGACCGCATCGAATACCGTGGCCAACGCACCGGGCGGCGCGCCGTCCTGCACATCATGCGCCCCCTACGCCCCGGACAAGTGCGCGGCGTGCCATGGATCGCCCCCATTCTGGAGCCGTTGAAACAGATTGGGCGCTGGTCAGACGCAGAGCTGAACGCCGCCGTGGTGTCCGGCGTCATGGCAACTTTCGTAAAAATGGACCCGGATGCATTTCAGGGCCTGTACGACGAAGACGCGCAAGGTGCAATCATCAACAACGCCAGCAAATGGTCTGGCGAAATGGAGTCCGGCAAGGCTATCAACCTGCTGCCCGGCGAAAGCATCGAAAGCCCTACGCCGGGCAGACCCAACCCCGCGTTTGATCCGTTTTGGACGGCCATGGTGCGCCAGATCGGTATGGCGCTGGAAATGCCGTTTGAAGTGCTGGTCATGCACTTTCAAAGCAGCTACTCAGCCGCCCGCGCCGCGCTGCTCATGGCTTGGAAAGCCTTTAGAAGCAAACGCGACCTGCTTGCCAAAACGCTGTGCCAGCCAGTGTTTGAGCTGTGGCTGGCGGACGAAGTTGCCGAAGGGCGCATCAATTGCCCCGGTTTCTTTTCCAGCGACATCATTCGCGCCGCATGGTGCGCTGCAATCTGGACTGGCGACGGCCCCGGCTCTATCGACCCGACCAAAGAAGTGACAGCGGCAAAACTGCGCGTTGAACTTGGCATCAGCACCAAGCAGGCTGAAAGCATCCTGCACGACGGTGTGGACTGGAGGCCAAAGCACGAGCAGCGGGTGAAAGAAATCAACGCAGAAAAAGCCGACGGTATTTATGTACACCCCGCTGGAAGTGCGCCTGCAGAAAGTCCGCCAGACGAAGGCGACCAGCCAATGCCACAACGGCAGCCCAAGCCTTTTTAGAAAACTTTCAAAAAGCAAATTTCACTTTGCCCTATTTGAAACAGCCCGATTTTGCGAAAGTCAAACCCTCATGAAATTACTCGATGTCATCACCTCCCCCTGGGCCGTACTGCCGGACCAGCTGCGCGAGATCCAAAGCATCTACGCCACGCACCTGCGCGGCGACAAGATCGACATCGCCGCCATCGAAGCCCGCTTGGGCCGTCCATTGGCCAACGAGCAGCAAGCCTACGAAATCCGCACCGGTGGTGTTGCCGTGCTCACCCTTGATGGCGTCATGGCCCCCAAGGCTAACCTGATGATGCAAATCTCTGGCGGCGTCAGCACCCAAATGGCAGGCCTGCAAGTTGAGAGCGCCATTGCCGACCCCCGCGTCACCGCCCTGGTGCTGGCCATTGACAGCCCTGGCGGCTCCGTCTTTGGCACACCAGAGCTGGCCGCCACGGTGCATGAGTTATCAAAAATCAAACCCATCGTCACAGTGAGTGACGCCATGCTGGCCAGCGCCGCGTATTGGGTAGGCAGTGCCGCCAACGCCGTGTACATTTCCGGCCCCACCGTGCAAGTGGGCTCCATTGGGGTGGTCGCCAGCCACAACTACAACCCGCGCGACGCAGCCACCACCACCGAAATCACCGCAGGCAAATACAAGCGCATCAACAGCGCATCCGCCCCCCTCACCACCGAGGGCCGCGCCTACATGCAAGGGCAGGTTGACCACCTGTACAGCGTGTTTGTGGACGCAGTAGCCAGCCAGCGCGGCACCACCCCCGCCGCAGTGCTGGAGCACATGGCAGACGGGCGCGTGTTCATTGGCCAACAGGCTGTTGACCGTGGCCTGGTGGACGGCTTTGCCACCGTGGACGCCATCGTGGCCCAACTCGCCACCGACCCCGCCAAATTCGCCAAACGCCGCCGCGCTGATTACTCCGGCCAAACGGCAGCCGCGCAACTTTCCCCGAATGCAAAACCAGCCGGTGCGCTGGCCAGCACTCAACAAACGTCTGAGCCGGTGTCGCTCACGCACTCCCAAAACTCAACTCAAAGGACCACTATGGACCGCGAAACCCTCAAGCAGCAACACCCCGCGTTGTTTGCACAATTGGAAAATGAATTTTTAGCCATCGGCGCAGCCACTGAGCGCAGCCGTATTCAGGCCGTCGAATCCGCCCTGATCCCCGGCCATGAAGCCCTGGTTGCCGCGCTCAAGTTCGACGGCAAAACCACCGGTGGAGACGCCGCACTGGCCATCAACAAAGCCGAGCGCGACATTCGCAACGCGCAAGCCTTGGCCCTGCACGATGACGCGCCAAAACCCCTGCCTCTCACGCCAAAAGCCACGGTCGATGCAGGCCCCGGTGCCATTGCAGCCGCTGAAAAGCAGCGCATTGATGCCCTGCCGGTTGAAGAGCGTTGCAAGGCGCAATGGGACGCCAGCGCTGACATTCGCGCCGAATTCTCAAGCCTTGCCGCCTACACCGCACTGGTGAAAGCCGAATCCAGTGGCCGCGTTCGCATGCTGGGCAAAAAAGCCGCCTAACCCACCCAAATATCAGGAACTATCACCATGACTACCTTAGCCGTGAACTCCCCCCGCGCCTTTGAAATTGGCACCCGTAACTCATTCCCCGTCATCGCCTCGGACATCATTTACGAAGGCGCAGCCGTTGGTTTGGTCGCCGCCACTGGCCATGCGCGCCCACTGACCGCCGTTGACAAGTTCGCCGGTTTTGCCGAAGCCACTGCCGACAACTCAGCCGGTGCTGCCGCCGCCCTTGATGTGCGCGTTGTCGAAAGCGGCAAGATTCAACTGACCGTTACCGGTGTTGTAATCACCGACATCGGCCAGCCTGTCTATGCCACCGACGACAACACTTTCACCATGCTGCCCGTGGGTGGCGCGTTCGTTGGCCGCGTTCACCGCTTTGTGTCCTCCGGTGTTGCCGTGGTGCTGTTTGACGCCGTTGACATGGTAGACCCTTGGGCAGCCTACACCGTGCGCGAAACCGTTGCCGGTGCCCTGACCCTTGACATCGAAGACAACGGCAAAGCCTTCTTTGTGACCGCTGACGCAGGCGTTATCACGCTGCCTGCAGTCGCTACGCCAATCAACTGCGCCATCGTCAACGCTGGCCCCTTTGGCACCGTGTTGGTCTCGGTCAGTCCAGACGCCGCCGACAAGATTCGCGGCCCGAATCTGGCCGGCACCAACAACAAAGACTTGCTCAACACCAAAGCCACGGCAAAACGCGGCGATTACGTCACGCTGGTAGTTGGTGATGCCGACGGCGGGCTCGTGCAGTCCATGCGCGGCACCTGGGCCACCGAGAGCTAAGCGGCGGCCAACAGCAACAACAACCCAACAAATAGGACACCATCATGGATCAATCACAACTCTCCAGCCGCGCCATCATCGGCATGTACTTCGCCCGTCAGGAAAGCAATCCCGGCATGCCGTGGATCGACCACTGCTCCAACCTGTTCAACAGCGACCAGAGCAGCGAAACCTACAAGTTTCTGGGCCAATCGCCCACCATGCGCGAATGGATCGCAGGCCGCCAGGCCAAAGGCTTCACCGGCGAAGGCCTGACCATCGTCAACAAGCATTACGAGGCCACCCTCGAAGTGCGCAAAGTTGACGCCCGGCGCGACAAGACATCCCAGATTCAGGCCCGCGTCGAGGAGTTTTACGACCGCGCGCAAACCCACTGGGCCAGCCTCTTGTCCACCCTGCTGCTCAATGGCGCTTCCACCCTGTGCTACGACGGCCAATACTTCTTTGACACCGACCACTCCGAAGGCTCCAGCGGCACGCAGGACAACGACATCACCGTGGACATCTCCGCCTTGCCTGCCGCCGTGCATGGCACCGCCACCGCGCCATCGGTCGAAGAAATGCAGCAAGCAATTCTCCGTGGCGTCGCGCAAATCCTGTCTTTCAAAGACAACCAAGGCGAGCCGATGAACGAAAACGCACGTCGCTTCTGCGTGTTCGTACCCGTCAGCCTCTACCTCACCGCCACAGCTGCCGTCAGCACGCTGGTTACACAGGCGCTGCAACAAAACCTCAACCCCAACCTGATTGCCGGGTTGACGGTCGATGTGTTCATGAACCCGCGCCTGACCTGGACTGACACTTTCGCGGTTTGCCGCACAGACAGCCCAATCAAGGCATTCATCCGCCAAACCGAGCAAGAAGTTGAACTCAAGGCCAAAGCTGAAGGCTCCGAGTTTGAGTTTGACAACGACGCTTGGCAGTTCGGCATTGACGCTTGGCGCGGTGTGGGCTACGGCTACTGGCAGCGCGCCTGCCAAGTGCAGCTGGTCTAAGGGTACGCAGAGCCATGGCCATGACCGAAGATTTTTCCGTTTTCTTCAGCACCGATGAGTTTGCCACTGCGGCAACGCTTGGCGGTGTTGCAGTCACGGGCATTTTCGACAATGGCTACAGCGCGGGCAATGTGGGTGGCATGGGCATTGCCAGCACCCAGCCCACGCTCACCCTGTCCACCGCCAGCGTGCCCGCAAACCCTGTGGGCTTGACCGCAGTGGTGGCCAGCGTCACCTACACCATTGCAGAGCACCAGCCGGACGGCACGGGCGTCAGCATGCTCTACCTGGAGCGCACCTCGTGACCACAGCCTTGGCCACCATCGTGGGCACCATCGTCAGCACGCTCTCGGCGGCCACAGCGGTGTCAAGCCAAATCTACCGCGCCCGCATGCGCCCCATGGCCGCACAGCACACCGATGCCGTTGTGGTGCGCATCCTCTCAGCCACCCCTGAGCGCATGGAGTTAAGCGGCGCGCCGATTGACTTTACAACCCAAATTGCCGTGGAGTGTTACGCCCGCAGCGCCACCACCACGCCAGACCTGGCCGCCGACACTTTGCTGGCCAACGTCTACGCCAAGTTAATGGCCGACCCCAGCTTGGGCGGCACCGTGATGGACCTCAACCTGACCGGTATTGATTACGACTTTGATGCCGACGCAGACAGCACCGCCTGCGTCACCCTCATGCTGCAGGTGCGCCACCGCGCCAGCAGCGCCACGCTTACCTAAGGCACCCCATGACAAAAGTTACCAAAGCCGCGCCCGGTACGCTTGATGCGCCCGAGACCGGCCCCACTGCACAAGCCGCGCCCGCTGCCCCGACCGCAACCCCGCCCGATACCACCCCTTCAGCCGGTGGCAGCTACCTGCGCGACCCTGTTACCGGCGCGCTCACCCTCATCACCCCCTCTACCGTACAGGAGTAATCCCCCATGGCAACCCGTCTTATTCGCAACACCGTCGTTCTGCTCAAATCCGAAGTCACCTACGGCACCGACCCCACACCCACAGGCGGCTCCAATGCGATGCTGGTCAGCAACCTCAGCATCAACCCTTTCAACGTCACAGCGGTAGACCGTGACCTGATCCGCTCCTACCTGGGCGCGTCTGAGTCGCTGCTTGGCTCGCGTTATGTCGAAATGAGCTTTGACGTTGAGCTGACGGGATCCGCGACGGTAGCCGTTGCCCCCGCATGGG